TGTCAGAATCTTCGTACTCGTTAGGGATATCAAGTCCTGCATCTTCGGCATAAGACTTGTCAACATTTCCCCAAAACTCGTACACTTCGTAGCGATCCACGTTAATATTTGTCGAATCATAATCATCTAAATCATCCTCCCACCATTTTCTGGTATAGTTAGTGCCCATCAATACGCATTCATCAATGGCCTCTTCATCAAACAGAGGGCGATTTTTTAATGCCCTCATATCAGCATGGTTTAATTTATGTCGCTGAATCACATATTCTGTTTCATCCATATTGTTTGCTGCAGGATCAGGATAGAAATCCCAACAAGAAACGAACTCTATTTTTGGAACAGTTCTTATTGTTGGTGTATAATTAGGAGTACCTTCTTCATCTTGTTCCCAATTAGGATATTCTTTATCTTGAGCAAAAGGTCCTTTTAATATACCTGTACCAAATAAAGACATTTCAAATGCAGCAGAACGTAAATGTTTAGATGCAGAAGACTCTTCTAACTGATCTAGTATTTTCTTTTCCATTCTTTTCGCTGCTTCATCTGCAGGGAAATATGTTATAGATGTAGGTGTAAGACCTGGTCCACTTTTTAATTCTAAATCTTTTTTTAATTCTTCTAATGCACCAAGCTCAAGTTCTTCTTGTTTTGAGCCAGGTGGAAATAGACTTGGTGTATCCTCTTCTTCAGGTTTTTCAGGAAACTTAGGATCAAAGTTGACAGCTTCTTCAACACCTTCAGGTATACGAGTAGACTCTACACCTAGTGGAAATCTTTGGCCTGCAAATAGTACATCAATAATCTGTCCATATGCTGCAGTAACTTTTGTTTTAGTAATCTTTAAAAAGACTTGACTTTTTTCTTGCTCAGTAAATTGTGTTTCAGATCCATAAACTCCTCTATAGTTTCTATACGCTGTCATCCATCTTTCTTCTTGTGAGTAACGAGAGTCACTAGCAGAATTAAATTTACGTAAAACAAAACTTGATAATGTATTCTGTTCTGTATCGTCTATGTCTAAACCTATTTCGGTTTCTATTTTTTGTTCTTCATCCATGTTTAATATCCAAATACTTGGTCAGCAGGTTTCCAAGGTTTTTTCCAACTTGTTTCGGAAAAGTCGTACAACCCTCTAGGAGTTGGTCTAGACATAATGCCATATCTTAATGCATCATATCCATGGTCGTAATCTACTTTAGTGTCTACATCTTCAGGGTTAGATTTACTTAAAGGTATCTGTGGAATTTCAGATATAAGTTTAATACAATTCTTAAAAAAGTCAATACCTGATTCTTTACTTTCTTCATCTATTCTTAATAATCTATGCAATTCATTTTTCCCTGCTACTCTACTTCCTTTAGATCTATCTGAAGGTCTCCATCTACACCCTTTAAGGATCATTGTTTCTGCTATACTAGGTCCTGTTTGACCTCTTTGATGCCAACAGGATGAATCTAATATACCATACCAAATCTTTTCATCAGCTTCATATTCTATCTGTAATATCATATCAGCCAATTCGTCTGCTGTTTTCTTCTTCGTATACAATTCTCTATACACAATTAATTTATTATCTGGTCTTACTGCTACCCATAAACATGCGGACCAACTAGAATACCCATAATCACAAGTCCTAAACTTTCTCCAAGAACTGGGTATCGCATAAGGTTCAACAACGTGGATATCCCTATTAAACTCACTAAATGCCGCACCCTCTGCAATATCCCAAGATCCTTCCAAAAGTTGCTTACGCTGTACCTCTGGAAGAGATAAAAGGTTTGCCTCGTATTCACCTGTTCTAGACAGATAGGGATTATCAGTAAGTTTAGCAGGTATAAATCTCCTTTTAAATAGAGGCTTATCTTCTAAGGCATGACCTTTTGGATATCTTAGTACCTCATTATTTTCTATATCCGTTGCCCAAAACGATGAGTTAAAAGGCGAAGGATCAATAAACATCTTCTTAACCCATAAGTGACCTGGACCACCTGGGTTTGTTGTTCCCCTCATATACGTTGGTAGATCAGCATCTACTGTACGAAGACGAGAACGTAAATAGTTCCAAGCATAAGGTGAAGCATATTGTGTCAACTCATCTACACCTATCCAAGTAAACGACTGTCCTTGATACCTCAACACATCTTTGTCTTGTTCAAGATATGTCATCCAAATACGTGCACCAGAAGGAAATGTCCATAATGACTTTCGTTCACTCCACTTAGCACCAGGAAATACTTGTGGGTATAATTCCTGACTTTTCAATACCAACTCTCTTAGCTCATCATTGGTTCTTCTCAGTATCAAACCACTATGATGTGGATGGTTGCAAAAACGCAACACATCTGCTAATAGGGCATATGACTTACCACCACCTGCTGCACCACCATATAGAACTTCTTTTTCATTTGATGCCAAGAAGTCTGTCTGTGGACCATCATTAGGCTTGAAGACCACGTTCTGTTCATGCTCTTCAGGTATTGTAATATCTTTCTCAGATGCGTCAGCTTCTATTATATTAGCTTGAGACTTGAGCTTTGGCCTTACTATTTTCGTATAGTTCCGCTTCCGCTTGGAGGTCTTCCTGCGTTTCTTCCCTTGCCTGGGTTTTAAGTCGCTGCCATCTGATGTTAGCTGCTTTTCTATTTCTTTCGCTTTCATCTTTTTTCAACATTTTGTAAAGAGCTACGTGAGATATTGATCTCCCACTCTTTGCTGATAACCATTTCGCTACTTCTCGTAGACTTGATCCTTTAGTATATCCTTTCGCTTGTTCTAATAAGTCTTGTTGCTCTGGAATACTTTTTAATAAATCTTTGGACTCTCCAACAAGTTCCCATCCAAATGGAACTGTTGAACCTAGTTTTCTTTTATACTGAATCTCCATCATCATCTTCCTTTTTAGCAGGTAAAATAAATAAACCAGAAGGAGTATTCACTTCTAGTCTTTCTTGTTTAACTACACCTACTCTATCTAACACATCCTTTGCTGCTGTTAGTTTATCTCTATTTCCTAGTTCTGTTGGATCATCTATAACGCCTGTAATAGCAATCGCTGCCTTTGGAGCATTCGCTGCTAGATACTCTCTTGAACCTTGCAGGATCTCTTCCTGTAGTCCTGATGTAACATCTCTTACTGTAGTTGAAGGAGCGTATCCTGCAATGTCCATTGCCATTCGATAATCACCTAATGCGTCACCGAATAAAGCATTTAAGAAAGCATTTTGTTTTTCTGTTAATTCTTTTGCCATTTAAAATCCTGTTGAATATTGTTCTACGAAAGCTGTAACTGTTAAATCATCTGCTGCACCTGCTGTAGCTGTTAGTAAATCCCCTGTATCAAAATACATAGGGGAATCTGATATAATCAAATAACCATTTGCTGCAACACTATATGCTCCAGTTAGTGCGAAGTATGTTGTTGCTGACGCATCATACCACTCTAGTTTTATTGTGGCTGCACTTGATGCATCAACATTTGCTATCATTATAGAGGTTACTACTGCTCTTGATAGGCTTGGAGTTGTATATATCGTTGTCCTATTAGTTGATGATAAGGCTACTGCTGACGATTTAAACGTAGGTATAGCCATTACTTCTTAATACCAAACACACATTTCTTACCTTTAGGCGAATTAACTTTTAAAGCTCCTCCTCCTTTTCGGTAGCCAACATGCATTAACTTACTTGTTTCAGTGGCATATTGTTTTGCTTTTCTTTTACCTTGATCAGTATAAGAAAACTTTTTATCTCCAACCATTGGCATGGATATTACTCCTCTATTTCTTGTATAACTTTCTTAGTCTTTGGATCTATTAAGACATGTGGTAATTGTGCCACATTTTGTAGAATAAGATTAAGTATCTTTTCTTCTATTAAATAATACTTAATTGGTTTAAAGGCTTCATTAACATCTTTAGTACCTGGATCATCTGCAATATAATGACCACGTTCATTCCTAGCTCTATCCATGCTATTCAGCTTTTTGTTCTTTAGTCTTGATTGTGATATCTAAGTCTTTGCCTTTAGGTGCTGTTGCAGTCAATGATATTTGTGACGCAGCACACCCTACTAGGGTTAGACCTATAATCGCTACTGTTAATAGTTTCTTCATCTTTATCTCCTATAATAAAATACTTCCTTTTATTTACCTACTTTTTTCATTGCTTTTTTATGAGCTACAGTAAAAGTACTTCCTGCTCTCATGGCTTTTCTCATTGCAGTCATATGTTTTGCACTATGATGCTTAGAATGTTTCTTTAAGGTTTCTGTTTGT